CATTAAAAAAAGAACAAGAAGGTAAACTATTACATAAAAGTGGTATATGGTTTAAAATAGCAAATTGGAAAGGCAATGGCGGTAAAATACCTTTTGCAGGTCAAACTAGAAGAGGTAGATTAACACCTGATTTTAAAGTTGCACCTTTCTTTGAACACGTGGTAGCAAATGAAGGCGGATATTAATATAAAAAATGTTTTAAATGATAAAGATACATTATCTAAATTATCATCTAAAGCAGTAAAAGACTCTTATCATAATTTTCACAATTTTGATAGAAGACTATCAAATTATTTAAATTATCATATTGTAGAATATGAAAATGAAGTTATTGCAATGGCAGGAATGTTTCAAAGTAAATTTTGGCCTTCTAATTTTGTAAGAGTATTAGATAGATGTTATTATTTTAAAAAGGTAAGAAGTAATACATTGAATTCTTATCAAACAGGTGGAATTGCTACAACTCATTTATTACCTTTACATATAAAAATAGCGTTAGAAAAAAACTTGATACCTTTCTTTTCAATAGCTGGTATTAAAAGAAGAGCTGCTATGAAAAAGATGATAAAGAGGTGGAATATTAATCACAAACACAAATTAGTGCTGTTGCCTAAAATGTACTTTACCTGTAATCAAAATGTTGATGAAAATCCAAACGATATTTTTTGCTGGCAAAATGTTGCAATTTTAGACGTTGATGGTTATAAAAATTTTAATTTACCTTACCGTGAATTAAAGCGTAACTGAAGGTTCAGTTTCACCAACTAGTTCCTCAGTAAATACTATATTATTACTTGAGCAATAGTTTTCTCTAGCAGTTTCATTAGCAACTCCTATATCACTTTCTTGTAATAAATCGGCAGTTGCTCCATCTTTGTAATTTAATTTATAATATTGCTTTAAACCATCATTTGACTCAAGCTTTTCGTAAGATATAATAGATGGATTAGCTCCATCATCTGCTTTTAAGCTTTCTATATATGCTTTTGCTTCATCATTAACTTGATACCACTCCGTATCAGTATTTGGTCTGGTGTATGTAATTAGTGTCCAGAAACTCATAAATATTCTCCTTTTAATATGTAACATTATTATTTATACCTGTATAAATAGTAATATGAGTTTAAAAATGGAGATAAATGTATGATAACAATTGACAAAAAAGAGTATGATGAAACGAAGTTTAGTCCTGAATTACAGAATTGCATAGCAGTAAGACAAGAAATCCAGGTAAGCAAAACTAGACATTTAATTGAGATTGAAAAGATAGATGTTTTAACTAAATATTACAACGAAAAAATAGTCAAATTGATTAAAAAAGAAGTACCAGAATCCGAGAAAAAGTAAATGGCAGCAATAGCTAATCTAACGATAGACCAAGGCGCAACCTTTAGTTCAGACGTAACTGTAAAGGATGCTAATGGACAGGCGTTTGACCTAACTGGTTATACGGCGGCGGCGAAGATGGCTAAAGGTTTTGCTTCCACAAGAACAAGAATTAATATGTCTACTTCAATAGCAGCAGACGCTACCACAGGAGTAGTTACTCTCTCATTAACAGCAACAGAAACAGGTGATTTGGATGCTGAGAGATATGTGTACGACCTTGAGATTACAAAGGATGCTGGAGTTACTAGAGTTATTGAAGGCATTATAACTGTAAGACCACAGGTTACTGTCTAATTAAATATTATAAATATTCACAGGAGAGAATTGGATGGCAGATATTACAGCCACGGTAGGGCAAAAAACTACTACAACAGCAAATATAAATGTAAATACTGGAGATGGTCCAGAGGCAGTTTCGGTAACTTTACCATCTACGGTAGCAGTACAAAATTCTTCCCTAAAATTTGCTCTTCTTGGTGATGTTGACACAACACATTTAGATGATGGCGCAATGATTCAATATAGGTCTAGTGATAATAAATTTGTAACTAGAACCGAAATAGTTACTACAACAGGAACACTATTATTTAATTGTGGGAGTTTTTAAAAACTAGCATATGGCAACAGTAATACAGATAAAACGTTCATCAAGTACTTCAGCACCAGCTACATTAAAACTTGGGGAATTAGCATTTACTTATGGAACAGGAACTCAAGGTAATCTAGGAGATAGATTATTCATTGGGGAAGGTGGAGTTGATGGAAATGGTGACGCAAATAATATATCAGTTATCGGTGGACAATATTTCGCTGAAATTTTGGATCACGTACAAGGTACATTAACAGCAAACGGTGCTGTAATAATAGATTCAAATAAAGCAATAGACGAATTCATTGTAGGTAATTCTACTAGTGTAGGTGGAACAATAAAATTTAATGAAGGTACTAATAACGGTACTAACTTTGTAGGACTTAAAGCACCTAACTTACTATCAGCTACAACAACATTTGCATTACCAGGTGCTGATGGTTCTCCTGGTCAGTTCTTAAAAACTGACGGTGCTGGTAATTTAGAGTTTATGACTGTTAATCAATATATTGATTTAGCAGGTGATACAGGAACAGATACTTACAATACAGCTGAAACATTAACTTTCGCTGGTGGCGCAGGTATGGATACAGTTGTTACCGATAACAATGTAGAAATTCAGGCGAACACATTAACAGATTCAAACTTATCGGGTAGTGCAGGAATATCAAATGCTAATATAGCAAATCCTCAAACAACAATAGGTAGTTCAGTATTAACTTTAGGTGCTACTGAAACAGATATTGCAGGATTAACTTCTTTAGTAATTGATGACATTACAATTGACGGTCAATCAGTTACAACAACAGCGGCAAATAAAAATATTAATTTAACACCACACGGAACAGGTACAGTTATTTTACCAAGTGGTTATGAAGATAGAGCAGGATTTCAAAATCAATCAGTTGCAAACAAAGCATACGTTGACCAAGTTGCTCAAGGTTTAGATACTAAACCATCTTGTAAAGCAGCAACAACTGCTGATTTAGTAGCAACTTATAATAATGGAACATTAGGTGTTGGTGCAACATTAACAGCAGATTTTAACGGTGCAATATCAGTTGACGATATAGCATTAAGTGTTAACGATAGACTTTTAGTTAAAGACCAAACAGACGCAACCGAAAACGGTATTTATAAAGTTGACCAAGTTGGTACTGGATCAACTCCTTTTATATTAACAAGAGCAACTCCAGAAGACCAACCATCTGAATTAAGTGGTGGTTCATTTGTATTTGTAGAAGAAGGAACTATTGGTTCTAACAATGGATATACATTTACACATACAGGACAACCAGTATTTGGAACAACTGATTTAGATGTATCACAATTTTCTGGTGCAGGTCAAATTACTGCAGGTGCAGGTTTGATTAAAGATGGTAATACGATAGATACAAATCCTGATAATAGTTCAATTGAAGTTTCAGGTGACCAAATAAGAGTTAAACCTTTAGGTGTTACAGATTCAATGATTGCAAATAATACTTTAACAGGTGCTAAATTTGCTGATCCTCTTTATTTCAAAGATGAGTCTTCAACACAAGGACAAGTTTCAATTGGAGGCACTTTAGAATTTTTAGCAGGTGAAGGAATTAATACAATTGCTAGTGGCAATCAATTACAAATAGTTGGAGAATTAGCAAGTACATCAAACATTGGTGTTGCTTCTTTTTCTGCTGATAACTTTACAATAACAGCTGGTGACGTTGAAGTAACTACAGTAGATGGAGGAACTTTCTAATGTTTGGTTGGATAAAAAGATTAATTAATAAAACAGTTAGTTCTTACGAACCAGTTAAACCAAAGACTACTACTATTACAATTAAAGATTTAAAGAACAAAACAAAAAAAGAATTAGAGAGAATTGGTAGAAAATTAGGAATTGAATTAGATAGAAGATTATCTAAAACAAAATTAGTAAATAGAATTAAATTTAGGGCGAAATTAAAAAGGAAGAAATAAACTATGGCAACAAAAATAAAACCATACCGTACAGAAGTAGCAACTCGTATTCCAGACGCAAATAATATGGATGTTGGAGAGTTGGCTGTTAATGTAACAGATGGTAAATTTTATATAAAAAAATCAGCTGGACAGATTAAAGAAATTGGTGGTGCAGGTTCGGTAACTTTGCAAGACGCAACTAGTAATGGTTCTATTACAAATAGAGATATTACTATGAACGGATCAAATTTTATATTTGAAGGGAATTTAGAAAATGCGTTTGAAACTACTTTATCAGTAGAAGAACCAACAGCAGATAGAATATTAAAATTACCTAACACTTCAGGTACTATTGGTACTTCGGATGACGCATTAGCATATTCTGTAGTTTTTGGTTCATAGGTTTGTTGAAAGATTATGCCGTCAACATTTAAAAATGCAGGAATGACTGTAGGGGTTTTAGATAATTCCTCAGCAGATTTATATACAGCAGGCGGTGGTGAAACTGCTGTAATTCACGCATTATATATTTCAAATAAAAGTGGATACAGTACAGCAAGAGTTAATGTAAAAGTTACTACTGACGGTGGAACAACTTATAGACATATAGGTAGAAATTTAGAAGTTCCTGCTAGTAATACATTAACTTTAGATAAACCAGTAAATTTGGAGAACAATGACATATTAAGAGTGGTCGCTGATCCTTCTCCTGATTCAACTTCTGTTGATGTTGAGGCAGTAGCAAGTATATTGGCAATAACTTAATAAATAAATATAGAGAAATAAAATGGCTTATATAATCCCAGGAGAAATCAAAAAACAAAAAGTATTCAATGGTATAAGACGTACTAAAGAGGGTATGTGTTATCTATCTTCTATTGATCCAAATTTTACTACTCAACCAATAGAAGTATCAAAGTACTATGAAGATGGTAAATCTGATAGTGTTGCTAGAGATGAAGGAGATTACCTTGAAGAAAGATTAGAGATGTTTGAAGTTCAATATTTCACAGGTGACGGTGCTACCAAACAATTTACAATATCAACACCAGTTTTAAATGAAACAAGAATAGCTTGTTTTATGGATGGTGTTAGACAAGAAGCATTTTCAACCTATACATTAACAGGTGGAACATCACTAAATTTCGTATTAATTCCAGCGTCAGGTGCTAGTATTGTGGTTGGTCAAATTAATAAAAGATACTATAATAATGATAGCGATAGGTACCAACAAATTAAATATTCAGATGATACCACAACTACATTTCTTATAAATAGTGATAGTGGAGATTTAGTTAGAAGAAGTAAGCAAATAGCAATAAGGT